CTAGCGACGCACGACCGGCTTATGGTCGACAAGGCCGGACTTGCGCCCGCCACTCTCGCTCTCCACCAGCGAATCGATCCAGACCTTGGCCTGGTCGAGGGACAAATCCGGAGTGATTCGCGTACCCGCGTCGGTCACAACGGCGTATGCCACGACGGCGTCGGGTGCGTACACCTCGTCACGCGTAATCGCCACAACACGGTACCCCCCCCTGGTCAGCACAGTGTGCTGATATTCGTCCATCGCCAGCCTTCCTTTCCGTCAGCGCGGTGGCGATGCTAAAGCAAGACGTGTGACGGTGAAAGCGGTATCGGCGGACTGGGCTGCGGTAGGCAGCGCTGACCCGCAGAACAACCGCGCTGAGCGCGTATTTCCCACAGCCGAGGCACTCTCGGTGCGCTTTCGAAGACGCGTACGGGCGGCCGAAGACCTGGACTGCCTACCGCCTTCGCGCGGAAAGGCACTGCGATAGCCTGGCTTACCGCACGAAGCGCCCCCTTTGCGGTGAACGCACCCACCAGCCCCGGCGCTCAACTGACATCCGGCGAAGATCGATCAAGCCACTTTTTCAAGATAGGAGGAAGAGAACGGCATCGGGACTTCACCCGTCAGATAGGGGCAAGAAGTCGCTAGCGTCACGCATCATCCGCAACGTGTAGATCAGACAGGTGGCGCGGCACGATTGGCACCGCTCGAGCATCGCCGCGTACCTGGCCGGCGACGTTTTGACCGCCACCAGCCAACTTCCATACACCAGTGCCGCGTCTCCGCATCGCCAGTCGATACGCAACGCGCAGCGCAGGCAGATATGTAAGCGCAGGAAGGTGGGGATTCCGTTGCAGCAGGCCCGAGCTGACACATGCCCACGCTGCAAGGACTTTTGCGCGGGGTCACTTTGGTGTCAGTGGCAAACGTCGCTGCCGATCTTGAAACCACTCAAGCCCCTGTACTATCTGGACTTGGAGTGGTGGGCGGTACAGGGTTCGAACCTGTGACCCCTACCATGTCAAGGTAGTGCTCTACCGCTGAGCTAACCGCCCGTTCGCTGCATTAGCATTGCGCTGTGCAGGGCGCGCATTCTAGCGCAGGGATTTAAGGACCACAAGCCCTCCCCGCGCCCCAAGACTACCCTGCCCTAGCCCAGACTTGCCGCTTTCAACTTCTGGATCTGGTCGCGAATCTGGGCTGCGGCCTCGAACTCCAGATCCTTTGCGTGCTGATACATCTTCTGCTCCAGGCTCTTGAGCTTGCCAGCGATTTCCGCAGGCTTCATGGCACGGTAATCGGGCGTCTCCTCGGCTACATGGCGTGATTTCGAACGGCCCTTGCCCGACTTCTTCTCGGCCGCATCGTCGCGCGCGCCTTCCATGATGTCGGCGATCGGCCGCTCGACGGATTTCGGAGTGATGCCATGTTCCAGGTTGTACTCGACCTGCTTCTCACGGCGACGATCGGTCTCGTCGATCGCCGCCTGCATCGAACGCGTCATCTTGTCGGCATACAGGATGGCCTTGCCGCGCAGATTGCGTGCGGCACGGCCAATGGTCTGGATCAGCGAACCGGTCGACCGCAGGAAGCCTTCCTTGTCGGCATCCAGGATCGCCACCAGCGAGACTTCCGGCATGTCCAAACCCTCGCGCAGCAGATTGATGCCCACGAGTACATCGAACTTGCCCAGACGCAGATCGCGAATGATTTCCACGCGCTCGACGGTGTCGATATCCGAATGCAGGTAGCGCACCCGAATCCCGTGTTCGCCCAGGTACTCGGTGAGGTTTTCGGCCATGCGCTTGGTCAACGTGGTCACCAATACGCGATCGCCAAGCTTGATGCGCTCGTGGACTTCGGACATCAGGTCGTCGACCTGTGTGCCGACCGGGCGGATCTCCACGACCGGGTCGATCAACCCGGTCGGGCGCACCACCAGCTCCGTGACTTCGCCAGCCGACTCGCGCACCTCGTAAGGACCGGGCGTTGCCGAAACGTAGATGCTGCGTGGCGAACGCGCCTCCCACTCTTCGAAACGCAAGGGACGGTTGTCCAGTGCGGAGGGCAGCCGAAAACCGAACTCCACCAGCGTTTCCTTGCGCGAACGGTCGCCCTTGTACATCGCACCGATCTGCGGGATCGTCACATGCGACTCGTCGATGACCAGCAGTGCGTCGGGCGGCAGGTAGTCGAACAAGGTCGGCGGCGGCTCTCCCGGCGCCTTGCCGGTGAGATGCCGCGAGTAGTTTTCGATACCGTTGCAAAACCCAACCTCGGCCATCATTTCCAGATCGAATTGCGTGCGCTGCGCCAGGCGTTGCGCCTCGACCAGCTTGTTCTGCGAGTAGAGTTGCTCCAGGCGCTCTTTCAGCTCTTCCTTGATGGTGTCCACCGCACTCAAGGTACGCTCACGCGTCGTGGCGTAATGGGTTTTCGGGTACACGGTGTAGCGCTGCAACTTGCGCAAGGTTTCGCCAGTGAGCGGATCGAACAACGTCAGTTGTTCGATGTCGCCATCGAACAACTCGATGCGCAAGGCTTCGGTATCCGACTCGGCCGGGAACACATCCAACACCTCGCCGCGCACGCGAAAGGCGCCACGCGTCAGTTCGAACTCGTTGCGGGTGTATTGCAAATCGGTGAGATGGCGGATCAACTGGCGCTGATCGATGTGCTCGCCAACCGACAGGATCAGCCGCAGCGATAGGTAGTCCTCCGGCGCGCCAAGGCCATAGATCGCCGACACGGTCGCCACCACCAGCGAATCGCGCCGAGACAGCAGGGTCTTGGTCGCCGACAAGCGCATCTGCTCGATGTGTTCATTGATCGAACTGTCCTTCTCGATGAAGGTGTCAGACGATGGCACATAAGCCTCCGGCTGGTAGTAGTCGTAGTAGCTGACGAAGTACTCGACTGCGTTATGCGGGAAGAACGACTTGAACTCGCCGTACAGCTGCGCCGCCAACGTCTTGTTCGGCGCCATCACCAGCGTCGGCCTCTGCACCTGCTGGACCACATTGGCAATGGTGTAGGTCTTGCCCGAGCCCGTTACACCCAACAAGGTCTGCTTGGCCAAGCCAGCCTCGAAGTTGGCGACCAGCTTGTCGATGGCTGCAGGCTGGTCGCCCGCTGGCGAATAAGGGGATACGAGCTGAAAACGGTCGGTCATGGAGCGCACCTTCGAACGACCAATAAGTATAGCGATGGCGGATGACGGCGATGTTTGCGGTTTCCCTACCTTCTTACGGGCTTTAGGCCGATCGCGGAAACGTCAGCCGCGCCCGATGCTAGGGCTCACCGAGAATCGAGGCTTGGCAAGGATATGCACCAACCCCACAGAGGATTCAGCCTCATTGAGTGTTCTATTGCGGTGGCAGCATTCGCGGTGGCGCTATCCATCGCGCTACCGTCCCTAACGGCATTGCGACGAACGCATCAGGTTCGGTCAGCGATGCTTGAGCTTGCTGCACATTTGGCACTGGCAAGGTCGACCTCAATTACCCGTGGGGATCCGGTAGGAATGTGTCCTCGCGAGTCATCAGACGCTTGTGCAGCTGGTCACGATTGGACGCACGGCTGGCTGTTATTCGCAGATCCGGACGGAAATCGCCGACCCGATGGTGCGCATGACATCATCGCGTCGGGGACAAGCAAGGTTGATGAGAAGATAAGCGTCCGTACCACTTCCGGGCGTACGCATCTGCGCTTTGGCCCACTCGGGACAATGCTGGGGACTAATGTGACCTTCAACATCTGCCGAGATGGAGGCCTTGAGGGTCAGGTCATCGTCAGCATGACTGGTCGGCTTCGCTCCTTGCGGCCGCGCTTACCTCAACCTTGCCCCTCTTAATACTTGCGGCGCGACAAGGGGCTTGCACATGCAGCCAACCCTCCCTATAATTTGCCTCCCCGCCCGAATAGCTCAGCCGGTTAGAGCACTTGACTGTTAATCAGGGGGTCGTTGGTTCGAGTCCAACTTCGGGCGCCAAAAACATCAAGGGCTTGCGATTTATCGCAAGCCCTTTTTTGTTGCGCCGGGAAAATTGCCGGGAAAATTCGCGCCCTCACGTGTCTGATGGCTTGACCAGGTCAACGAATGCCAACGCCCCTGCAAGTGCGTCATCGGTAGGCAGCGCTGGTGGCGCGATCACCTGCAGCTCGTGATCGTAGCGGTGCGTCATCTGGGAGGTGACATGCCCTGCAGCGTCTTGCTTGTGCGCCCGCGTACCGCGCGTGTCAGTGATGCCCCGATGCTTGAGGCCATGGAGTGTAAAGCGAGACTCTTCCGCGATCACGCCGGCCTCGATCGCTGCTGTTATCAAGCGCTGCCAGGCCGTCTTCAGTGTTGATCGCGCCAAGCGCGTGCCGGTCTGGGTGACCAACAGGCCGCGCTGTTCCGGTCGCAGCGGAACCGGTCGTCTATGCGCCTGGATCCGCTGAGCACGGTAGTCCCGCAGCCAGATCCATGCCCATCGCAGATCGTCGTTCCACGCGGTGATGTTGTCGCGAGAACCCTTACGGCGCGTACAGCGTACTCCCTGCTGTAGCGCGTCCGCGTCTGTCAGGTCGGTTACCTCAACACCGCGCAGACGTGCGTTGTAGGCCAGTACCATCACCGCCGGCATGTAAGGCGGGACCGATCCCTTCGCGTGCAGCGGTAACGCAGCGCGTGACTTGGCGAACTCAAGCACAGCCATGAACGATTGCGGATCCGGCATCTTTGCATCCGCGCGCTCTTTCGCACCACGCACGCCGCTGGCCGGGTTGGTCTTGCAATGGCCGATGCGTATGCCCCAGGCAAACAGGCGATGCAGATACCGCAGCGTGTGGTTGGCGGTGGACGGACGCGCAAGCAGCGCCGGCTGGACGGCGCTTGCTTCTCGCCCCTTCGCGAGCGCTTCGACCAGGCGCTGCACCAGGGGAACGGACAGACGGTCTACCAGCAGGCGCCCGAACAGGCTGCCGTCTTTCAGCACGTAGCCACAAGCCACCTCGGCATGGCGATCGTAGTCATCGCGGGTGCTGCGAGAAAGGTCCCGGTACTCGGTGGATAGCTTGAACGCGTTGGCCAGGTACTGCAGGGAGCCGACCAGGCCGGCACCACGGGATGCCTCTCTGGCTGCGTGGAGGTCGGAAAGCCTCGCATCCGCATAAGCAATGGTGCGTTTCCTCGTGGTACCGCCCTCGGGGTGCGGTTCGATGATGTACCAGCGCCCATCTGCCCAGTAGACGCCTTTCGGGAGGGCGTCTTGGTCGATATGCCTGGGGATATCCGGATTGAACTTGCGCTTTCTGCCGCGTCCCATCAGATCAGCTCCTTGTTATGTGGCTCAGCGGCTTTCGGGGCCAGCCCCACTGCAGCGTTGAGCGCGTCCAGGGTTGTCCAGATGCCGCCCCTTCCGTCGTACCTGTAGAGAATTCCCTGTTCTCGCGCCCAGCGCACAACCGTGGATGCGCGTGGAGCAGAACCGACTGGCGCGCAAAGGCGCCGCAGATCCTCAAACGTCAGTACCTCACCGCTCATGCATCTTGCTCCTTGCTCCACTCCCGCCTGTGCCGCCATTGCTCGCGCATTTCCTCCACGAGCAAGTCGGCAGCGGCATAGCCGCGCTGAGCGGCGATGCGGAGCCGTAGCTCTCGCACCTTGGCTGCGTGCGTGTAGCCCTGCCGTAGCCAGTGACGCGCCTCGCACGCCCTGCGAAACCCTTCCATATTTGCGCCATCGATCATCGCTGGTGTGTGCCGGTGAATCGCAGGCCGAGCTGCACAACGTTATGGGCGCGCGGCCGCGGCTCACGAGGGGTGCGGATGCGATGAGCACGCCGCCATTCGGTCATGGCCAACTCGAAGCTGGGGTGCTTCTGCGTGCGCCCACACACGCACTCGATGAAATGCCCGCCGCCCGCCTCGGGGCGGCGGGCGTCGCGCATGTGGCGAGCGAGGTGGCCGTTCGTGCAGGGCGGCAGAGGACTGTCGTGGTCGACCTGACGTTGCGTCACGGTACCTCCAGGCGTAGCACGCGCTCGGCGTCCCGGAGATGTTGGGCGGTGTCGGAGTCGATCCGGTCCAACGCCTGGGCGATGGTGTAGCCCATTTCGGCCAGCCAGTCGTGGCGATTGAGCACCAGAGCGGCGGTGAGCGCCTCCCCGGTGGACAAGGGGCCAGGCTCTCCCAAACGCGCTGCGGCGCGCGCAATCTCGATCGTGCGCTGCAGGTTCATGGTTGAGTCCTCCATGCGGCGCCGAGCTGGGCACGTGCTTCCTCGACACGCATGAGGCGCAAGCCCCAGCGCACCGACCAGGTGTGGGCCTGCTGCTCGTTGCAGGTCAGGATCAGCTGCCCGACCGGCTCCAGGCGATCAGCGCGGAACGTAAACAAGACATCCTCAAGCTCGATGACCTCCTGCAGGCCGAGCTCCTGCCGCAGAGCCTCGGCGTTAAGTGATTTTGCGCTGCCCTGCGGGCCGAGAAGGATGACGGACTCAGCCATGAGCAGCCTCCCGCCGCACGGCCATGCGGGTGCGGCGACGCAGGCGCTGCGGCACCTGTCCGACGGCCAGGCCGGTCTGAGTCAGGCGCGGACCGCGCGTCGTCCACAGCTTGTAGACCAGCGCGCCACCGGCCGCCGGCGCCAGGACCACCACAAGAGCGAGCAACTCAACCATGCGCCACCTCCCGCGCGGCCTGCGCGACCGCAGCTGCAGCAGCTGCAGTCGGCCTGCGCGGCAGCATGTTGGCCAGGTCGAAGGGGAAGTCCAGGCCGTCCATGAACTCAGCCAACTCAAGGCGATGGAAAATGGCTGATTCGGAGGTGTCCATGAGCAGTAAGCGGTATACGGATGAGTTCAAGATCGAGGCGGTCCGGCAAGTGACCGATCGTGGGTTCAAGGTGGCAGAGGTCGCCGAGCGACTGGGTGTCACCACGCACAGCCTGTACGCTTGGCTGCGCAAGTTCGGCAAGCCCGGCGTAGTACAGCGCGCTGAGGCGGACCAGAGCGCCGAAGTCCGGCGGCTGAAGATCGAGTTGCGCCGGGTGACGGAGGAGCGCGACATCCTAAAAAAGGCCGCCGCGTACTTTGCCAAGGGGTAAAGGCAAAGTACCTCTTCATGCAAGTCCACCGCGAAGAATTCAGGGTGTGCGCGATGTGCCGGGTTTTGCGGGTGAACCGGGCTGGATACTACGCGTGGCTAAAGTCGCCCGACAGTGAACGCGCCAAGGAAGACGAACGCCTGCTGGGGCTGATCAAGCACCACTGGTTGGCCAGCGGCAGTGTCTATGGGCATCGCAAGATTGCCAAGGATCTACGCGATCTGGGTGAGCGTTGCAGTCGCCATCGGGTGCATCGATTGATGCGCACCGAGGGACTGCGTGCCCAGGTGGGCTATGGCCGCAAGCCGCGCTTCCATGGCGGAACGCCGTGCAAGGCGGCAGCCAACCTGCTGGATCGACAGTTCGACGTGACCGAGCCGGACACGGCCTGGGCGAGCGACTTCACCTTCATCCGTACGCATGAAGGCTGGATGTACCTGGCTGTGGTGATCGATCTGTTTTCCAGGCAGGTCGTCGGCTGGGCGATGCGCGATCGAGCCGATACCGAGTTGGTCGTGCAGGCCTTGCTGTCGGCGGTGTGGCGGCGCAAACCCAGCGCTGGTTGCCTGGTTCATTCGGACCAGGGGTCTGTCTACACCAGCGATGACTGGCGCAGTTTCCTGGCGTCCCATGGCTTGGTGTGCAGCATGAGTCGGCGTGGCAACTGCCACGAGCGCGAAGCCTGCCCTTGGGGCACAACGCACCGGTGGAGAGCTTCTTTGGTCTGCTCAAACGCGAGCGGATCAGGCGGCGGATCTACCCCACCAAGGACGCCGCACGCGCCGAGGTGTTCGACTACATCGAGATGTTCTACAACCCACAACGCCGTCATGGTTCAACTGGCGACCTGTCCCCTGTAGAGTTTGAACGGCGCTACGCGCAACGAGGGTCTTGAGTGTCTACGGAACCCTGGGCGTATCAAAGCTACTGCAGTCACGCTGGACGAAAGGCGCGAAGGGTTCGCCAGGCGGCGCTGGCCTGTGGCGCTCTAGTACCACATACCACTCGCCCGTGACTTTCTGAACCATCCTGGCCACCTCTTCACCCTCGAGTGTGAGAGCGGTGGGTGGTCCCTCTTCATGCTGGGAAGCCTTCTCCCACCGGAAGCCAGACGGCAGAACAGGCTCATCGCCGGCATCGATCACGCTCATACGGCATCCATATAGAAGGTGTACCGCTGGCTCTCGTGCTTGTTGGCCAACTGGCGGCAGCGCTCGAGCATGGCTACGGCCTGGTCTACCAGCCACCAATGCTTCCCGCCGGCCGCGTGGACGGCATCGAGGTGAGTCTGCAGGGCATCGCGGGTCAGTGACATTGCGGGAGATCCGGTGTTAGCGAGTTGGTGTGGCAACCCACTCTAGCGCGCCCCAATCTCAATTTTTCAGATGACCACGGGGGAGAGGTAATTTAGGTAACCAGTCTCCAAGAATGGGCATATATTAATATTTATCAATAACTTACGGATATATTTCAAAGGTAATTAAAGGGTAATTGAGAGGTAATGGGATTACCTTTCGGGGAGGTAATCGGCACCCCAAAAAATATCCTTAAATTTCAATCACATAACTTTTCTATGGGGGCCCAATTACCTTAAATCACCCCAAAAGGTAATCCATAAATTCCCATTGACATCAATCGCTTAGGCCTTGTTTCACGCCCAGGATTACCGATTACCTGGTTCCGATGGTCATCTGCCGAAATTCACCGGGAGGCCTAGCAACGGATCGCAACCGATCGCCCCCGCAAAGCTCCCCAGGCGCGCAGGGATCTGCAGGGAAGTGAGGCCCACTTGAATCGCATGGATCGGCAACAGTGGAGCGGCCTAGGCCTACCCTGCGGGGGTGCAGCGAAAGCCATGCCTGAAGACCGCAGGCGTGGCGGGGCGACGATTGCGCGCGCCAGGGCCAGCGCATCTCAGCTGCAGACGATCAGACTTCCCCTACTGCCTTCCCGGGCGTTATCAGGGCACCATAGGACAAGCTCGGAAGTTCAACGAGCCTGCTGACCAGTAACATCGCTGCAACCTGCCGTACCAGCGAGGGAGACAGATCCTGATGACAGTTCAAAGCACGCCAGAACAAGGCGAGTTCTATTTTTTGATGCCTAGTCTCGAATATGGCCCTGAACTCGGGGTCGTCTTCGAAAACGTCAAACAGCTCCTTGTCCCTCCTCGACTAATCTTGAGGCCCAATGAAGGCGGTTTCCCAACGCTATCGGAAAAGCCGCGCTTGATATATGACCCATCAAAGGGCGTTATGCCCAAAGACTTAGAATCTGGCTTTAGCGGCTACTGGCTAGTATCCGAGCGATTACACCAAGTATTCTCAGCTATAGACCCTGAGGGCTTTAGCTTTGTTGAGTGTGATTTCCGAATGGCAGACGGTAGTGAGGGGCCTCGCTATTTCCTATGCGATGTGGTTAGAGTGCTTGACGCGCTCGACGAGGAACACTCAGAAGTCGAAATAGAGGTTAGCGATGACTTCATTGATGGAAAGTTTTATGACTTTACTGGCGGAGCGAAGTTAGCTTTTCGGAAAGAAGTCACGGAGGGCTCGCATATATTCATTTTAAAGTATTCCGGTGACTGTGTTTTCTGTGACCACACAATGAGAAGTGCAGTAAAAGAAGCCGGAGCCGGACCGGATGGAGATTTAAGCGGGCTCTGGTTTAGAGATGCCTCAAACTGGAAGAGCGCTTAATTTTTAGAAGGTAATTCCGCTATGGCTAAGCGAACAATTTTTCAAGAGCATCATATTGCTGAAAGACAAACGTTGCGCAATAGCCGGCTGCTTGAGGTTCTTCAGAAAGCGAATTATTTTGAAATTGATGCGCAACGCAATCTGATTTATATGCCGAGTGATCCGGCACTAGCACAGGAAATCGGCATATCCCCGCATAGTGGCGGCCCAATACGGGATTACCAAGATGGAACGATCGCTCGACTGAGGCGTTTGTCGCAGACCATAGACGGTCAACTGGCGATCTCGGGTGATCCAGACGCTATCGCAAGAATCGCGCCAAAGGTTGATCGACTCGTTGATACAATGAGAGTAGGCCTGGTTAATGCAGATCTCCATACCAATGCCCCGATCGGCATGGTTGCTGACGACATCCGTCCTGGCATCAATGCGTTTTTCAAGGGTGCCTCGAGCTACGATCAGAAGCTTGCATCTCAGATCGACGCAGTTCCAACGCTACAGAGACCCGAACTCGGCTGGTCGTCAATCGTCCACTCCGAGCAGCGCGTCATATCTACACTTCAGTACGTAGAGCAATCCAGCAACAACCTCACCAAAGGTGGTGATCCAGAAATTGGGAGAAATTCACTTTCACAAGCCATCGCACAAGCTCATGCAAATGGCCGCCTGACGCTTTCCGACCAAGGCATCCTGAAGGTCGAAAATGTTCTCGGCGAAGAAGCAGCCCGACCATTACGCATTCCGCCAGGTCAACGCGGCTTTGCCACCGCAGAGCTGCTGGCCGGCGATCTATCTGCAGGCCAGGCACTGCGCACCGCCGGCCTGCTCGCAACCGCCGCCGACACGGTGATGACCGGCCAACGCGCCACGCAGCTTCTCGGCCAGGACAACCCGCTCGCCGCGCAATCGGAGCTTGCGCACTTTGCCGGCCGCAACGTCGGTGGCTGGGCCGGCGGTACCGCCGCTGCCTACGCGCTGGGTAGCTCGGGCGCCGGGCCGATGGTGCTGATCGCCGCCGATGCGTATTTCTTGAGTACCGCTGGCGAGAAGGCCGCCGCGTTACTCGACAACCGCGCCATCTACACCCAGACCGATCGCGCCGGCGCGCAGTGGTCGTTCAACGGCAGTGCCTGGACGCGCGAGGGCAAAGCCGACACCACCAACGACGGGGTAGACAACCCGACCTCCACCCCCATCGTCGCCAGCTACGAGAAGGCACGCGAGCTCAATTACCAGGCCACCAACGCCGCTGCAGCGCTCGCCCTCAAGGATGCGCCCGCTCCGCAGGATCCGTATCGCCAGCCGGCCAATGCCACTGACCGCCCCAGCCTGAGCAGCGCCGACTGGCGACGCGATGCAGCGGACGGTCAGTGGCATCGGCTGGTCAAGGCCGAGATCGCTGGCGCCAATGATCGCGGCAGCTACGTGCAGGAAACCGCCTTGCCGCACCGCAAAGCCGAACTGGACGCGCAGGCGCAGGAGGTCATTGCCCGCAACATCGCCAACAGTCCCGGCGCGATCGCTGCGCGCTACGAACTGGCGCACCACCGCAGCGGCTGGGCGGCCGATGGCCTGCCGATGTCGCCAGCGGTGCAGCAGGCGCTGCCCGATCCAGATGCGTTGATCGCCTCGAACGGCCAGCGCTACTACCGCGACATCGAAGGCCAGTGGACCAGCAACGGCGCCCCACCCGATGGCAACCGCGTGCTGGAACTGGAGACCACGCGCGCGATGCTGCAACCGGCACTGGCCGAGCAGGCGCAGGCCATTGCCGCCATCCGGCAGTCTCCGCAGGACGTACAAGGCGAGCAGACGCTCTACCGCTATCGCATTGTCGGCACCGAGCTGCAGCCGCAATGGCGTGAAGCAATCGAACTGGCGACGCAACGCACGCGCCAGGCAGAGGGACTTGCGGGCGATGGCGCGATGCAGTTGCAACGCGGCCCCGGTGGGGGCTTCGGCGCCGATAGTCCGATTGCGCATCTGCAACGCGGCCCCGATGGTGTAGAGCGTATTGCAGCAGTCACCAGTACCGAGGACATCCGCCAGGCACTGCAGGAGGTACAGGTGCGGCAGAACCCAGCCTTGCCGATACAGCAGTTGGCCTCTGCGCCTCGCTCATCGGACGGATCCGCAGATGCGGACACGTCGTCTTCCGCCCCTTCCAACCAGCATGCCCTCGACGTGCAGGCGCGGGGCCAGGCGGCCAGCGCCGCGCAGGAGCGTCAGGAACGGCAGCAGGAGGACCGGCAAGCGCAAGACCAACAGCTGGCGCAGGCACGCGCGCACACGCTGCAGGAGCAGGCCTCGCACGAAGACCGAGCGCAGGACGCTCAGGCGCTGCAGGCGCATGCACTGCAGGAGCTTCGCCGTCAAGAATCGCAACAGCTGGAGCAGCAAGAACGCCAGACACAGGCTGCCCAGCAACGCGAACAAGCCCAGCAGCAGGCGCACGAGACCGAGCAGCGCGAACAAGCGCAGCAACAGGCCCAGGAGACGCAGCAGCGCGAGCAGGAAACACGCCAGGCACAGGACGCCCAGCAGAGCCAGCAGGAACGCCTGCAGGCGCAGACCGTACAACATCCCGAGCAACAGCCGCTGCACGCCCAAGCGGCTCCACAACGCGAGCAGGAGCCGGCACAGGAAGCCGTCTCTCGCGAGCCGTCGTCGCTCCATGCACAAGACACATCGCCGCACCAGCCCGAGCAGCGGTCTACTCCGAATGACGTCGCCCAACGGCCCCAGGCGCAGCTGGTAGAGCCTGCGCAAGCACAGGCATCCGACGTAGCGCAGCAGCGGCCGCAAAGCCAACACGCGCAAGAAGAGCGCCCGCAGGAAGCCCAGCAGCAGACAGCGCAGAGCGCGGCGATCGCGCAGTCAGCACCGGCAAATCAGCAGCAGGTTGCGGACCTGCACAGCGGCCAACGGCCGATGACGGCGCAAGCCTCGGGTGCGCAGCAAGATGCACCGGCGCAGCAGCCCGAGCAGCCGGCGGACGCGTACCTGGCCCAGGCGGCGCTCCCGCATTCCGCGCCATCGTTCGCCACCGCTGTCGCCGCAGAACAGCGCGACGAGCAACAGGCGCGCACGCCACAGGCTCAAACACTGGACGCACCAGATCCCCCTGCAGCGTTGCCAGTGTCCGCACACCTCGCGCAAGCGACAGGGCCATCGCTGGACATGCCGACCGCTGGCCGCTCCGCCGATGCACCCGAGGACGCGGCCAGTGCGCGCGAGCCGCTTTCCGCGTCCTTGGTAGATGAGCACGACCGTCCTGCCGCTGTGCCCGCCGATCCGAACTCCTGGGAGGAAATAGAGCGCTCCATGCGTGAGCTGCGCATCCAACTCGAACAGGAGCTCGAAACAGAAAACCGCGTCGCAGAAGCGCGGCAGGCGCGCGTGGACCGTGGTGAGCGGCCGTTTACCGAGTTGGAATTGCGTGATGGGTACGATCCGGATGGCCCCTCTGGACTGAGACCACCCCGCGCCCCGCCGGCCGACACCGCGCCACAGTCTCTTGCCGCTGGCGAGCAGGAAGATCGGCCGCAGCCCCAGCGTAAAAGCATCACTGGCGATCCGGATGTGGACGAGTTGCTGTACGCCATCGACTGCAAGAACGAACTGGCGATCGAACAGGCCTTGAAACGGGTCGCCAACAGCCCCTACAGCCAGGCCCTTGCCAAACAAGGGCATGAATTTCTGGATGCCCAGGCGATGCAGGAAGCCCAGGAGCAGGCGAGTACGCGCCAGGCACTGAACATGGACGTCTCGACAGAGGTGCAGACCAGTCGTGGCCCGGTGATGGTGATGACACTGCCGCAGTTCGCCAACGGACCGGCGATGCAAGGTCCGCAGGGTGGCGGAGATGGCGGCGGCGGCGGCGGCGGTGGAGGCGGTGGCGGCGGTGGCGGTGGCGGAGGTGGCGGTGGCGGAGGTGGTGGATAGCCGGAACACGTGCAGCAAGTTGAGTCATCAAGAGAACACTATGGACATGCAGAACACCTCCGCGCTGCCCGATGTCAACGGGTCGGAACGCACCCTAAAAGAATCGATCCAGGCCTTGGCGGCGGTAATCGGGACGCTGCAGCGGCGCGAGCACGCATTGGACGATCTGGTACGGGAGCAGCTGCAGCTTCTGCAGAGCGCCGTCAACAGTGCCGATCAGCGCGTCAATCGCGTCGTGGAAAGCGCACTTCCCCGGCTGACGCAATTGAGCAATCAGGCGCTGACGCAGACGCTGGAACCGGCGGCCGAGCGATTCAACAAGAAGATGGCAACTGCGGAGCAGACGGTCCAGCAGGCGACCCAGCGTTACGCACACGCACAGCACTCCCTGGAGACAACGACAACGCGGCGCATGTGGATCGCATCGATTGCCCTACTGGTGGCGGGTGTCATCAGTGTGGTCGTCGCCGGCTATGCGCTCTACAGCACAAAAGCGGCTGTCGCTGAAGCCGCCCAACTCCGGGCAGAAATTACCTTTTTGGATCGCGTTGCTCGTGCCAATCTCGTTGTCTGTGGCAAAGACAGGCTATGCGCCGAGATTGACAAGAAAGGGCCACGCTATGGCGATGGTGGCCAGTATCGCGTGATTGCCTTGCGCCCATCCCCCGCGCAATGAAAACCGAGCCGCCAGGGGCGGCCCGGTCGTCTGATTACAGCGCTGTCAGCCTGTCGCGTGTAACGGTGGTGTACTGATCCGTCATCTCAATCCCGACTGCCTCGAATCCTTCCAGCTGCGCAGCCACCAACGTGGTTCCGCTGCCAGCAAACGGATCGAGCACGCGCCCACCTGACTCGCAGATCCGCACCAGCTGCCGCATCAATTCGGTGGGCTTGCCGGTCAGGTGGTGCTTGTCAGCCTTGCGTACGGATTCGCGGATGACACCTGGCAGCACCGGCGCGCGGCGATCCAGCGGCATGTTGCCCTTGCTGCCCCACACGATGTATTCGGCCTGGTTGCGGAACCGGCCCAGTTGCGGCCGCACGCCTTCGGTCTTGTCCCAGACGGTAATGCCGCGCCAGGTGAAGCCGGCGATCTGCAGCGCGTCGGTAGTCAGCGGCAGCTGCCGCCAGTCGGTAAACAACAGCACCGGCGCCCCGTCCTTGAGCACGCGCGCGCACTCGGACAGCCACAGATGCATCCACTTCAGGTGCGAGCGTTGATCGCGTTCGTCGCCGACAAAGTCGGCATGCAGTTGCGCGCCACCGCCCTGGACGTACTTTGCCGAGGGCGGCTTGGCCCGCGCGGCGGCATGCAGCCCACCGCTGGCATATGGCGGATCAGTGATCAGCGCGTCGAACGAATTCGCTTCGAGCGTGGGCAGGATGGTCAGGGCGTCGCCCTGCAGCAGCTGGTTTTTCATGGTGAGAGCCTTCTTGGATTCGCTCGCGGCGATCGGAGGTGAGGCTCTCGGCCTTCAGGTGATTGAGCGTGCCGCAGCGCGGGCACTTGATCTGGATTTCGTCGAATGCGCCGGCCTTGCACAGCAGGCGGGCGCATTCGCCACAACGGAGGTTCTTGAGCATTGCGTGGTCTTGCGGTGGGAAAGGATTACGCGGCCGCTGGCGGCGCGTAGGGGGCGAAGGCGATTACCTCATCGCCCACCCAGTCGTTGATCTTCAACATGCGCGCCTGCAGCGGTTCCAGCTCGTTGGCGGCCCAGACGGCAGCGGCCTCGCGGATCGATCCGAAACCGCCAGCGTTCTGCGGCACGATGCCCATGAGTTGCGGCGGGATCCTCAGCGCAGCCAGCATGTCGTCGCGGGTGATGCCCTTGATGCCGCTGAACTCATCCTTGGCCGCCACCTCGCTGACCGGGATCAGCTTCAGGCCATCCTTGTTGCCGCCGGGCGAGTACAGGAACAGATTGCGGAAATTGCCCGGCCCCTTGGCGCCCTTCATGGCGTTGCGCAGCGCATCGACGTCTTCTTGACTCTGCTGCGGGTCGGTCAGGTACAGGATGAAACCGGCATGCGAGCCGTTGTTGTAGTACTTGCGCCGGAACAGCGTGGCCGACTCGTTGAGCAGCGCGGACTGCATCGCCGGCATCCACTCGGGCAGACCGTAGAGTTCCTGATCGACATCGGCTTCGCGCAGTTGGAACACGCTGCCCGGCTCGAACACGTGCTCGTCGTGCCAGGAGCGCACCTGAAAGTACTCGCCCTCAGTGATGCCGCGCCGCATGTACTTGGACAACGGCGCGGCCAGCGACAGCGCACCACCCATGCGGTTGCGGCGGCGCTCAAGGTAGCCATTGCCCAGCGTGATCCAGTCCAGCGACAGCTGCTCGAAGGCCTCGCGCGTCAGCAGCCGGTGCGGCTTGAAGGTCCGCGCCAGCATGTTGCGCTTGAAGATCAGCCCGGACTGCAGGAACGGATTGCTGCGCGTGGTCTTGGACAGGCCATCCAGGGCCACTGGCGGCTCATACCAGCGCCCGTTTTGCCAGCACTCCAGATAGTCCAGCACGCCGCGCCCATCGAGCACCGGTGTCGGGTCGCCAAAGGTGAACGCCTCGGTGCGTGCGGGCACGGCTGGCGCTGCAGGCGCGGCGGCGGGCAGCTGGTCGGTCAACATCAAGAGATCTCCATGAAGCCGGAGTTGCGCGCGGTGCGCCCTTCCAGCGGTTCGTTCTGCAGCGCGTGGAACAGGGCCCACGCCAGGTCCGCGTGGCCGGTCTCTTCGGAGCGGCCGGCGGTGAAGGTGGATTGCCTGCCGCTGGCCGTCATCGTCTTGCGGATGGCCATCAACGACTGCGCCACGTCGGTCCAGCCGGCGTCGAACTCCAGCCGGCCGTTGTGGATCACGTCGAATGCCTTGAGCACCAGACGCGTCTTGACCTCCGGCGAGTAGCTGAAGGTGACCAGATTCGGGAAGAACTGCTTCACCAGCTGCGCCACACCGCTACCCATACCAGTGGTGTCGATGCCGATATAGGTCACCCAGTAGCGGCGCGTGATGCGCTCGATCTCGGCGGCCTGCTTGGCAAAGTCCATGCCCCGGAACTGGATCCGCTCCAGCAAGCGGAACTTGCCGCCGGGCAGCTGCGGTGGCGCCACTACGACCAGGCCGGCGGTGTCGCCGGTCTCGGCCGGGTCGTAGCCGATCCACACCGCTCGATCGCCATAGGGTCGGGCGGCAAACGGTTTGTAGTCCTGACCCCACTCGACCCAGCTATCGACCATGCACGGCTGCAGCATCGCCAGCGGGAAGATGCTGGCGCCGTCGTCAACGAAGTCGCACATCAACAAGTTGGCGAAGGCGTCCGGGCTGTATTCCTCGCGCAGCTCGTCGATGTCGAACAGGTCGCAGCCACGGCGCTGGGCATCGAGGATGTTGACGATCTGCCGCCAGGCGCGGTCCTGGCAACGGCGCCCGCCGGCCAGCGCTTCATGCGAGACATCGATCTGGATCCGCTGTGCGGCCGGCTTGCCCTTGTTGCGGCGCTCGCCTGTCCAGAACGTGTAGGCCTCGTGGGCCATGCTCGATGGCGTGCTGAAGTAGGTCTTGCGCCACTTCTTGTGCATCGCCATGCCGCTGGCGACCTTGTTCAATTCGTTGAACCCGTAGGTCCAGAAGAATTCGTCGAAGTAGAAATTGCCGTGGTAGCCCTGGGCGGTGCGTGCATTGGTGCCCAGGAAGAACAGCTCGGCGCCGTTGGGGAACACGATGCTGTCGCCGCCGGAGAGCGTCTCGTCGATCGTCTCGCGCACGAACTGCTGCATGTAGCCGCGGAACAGGTGCGCCTGCGCCTTGGATGCACTGAGGAAGATCTGATTGCGCCCGGTGGTGAGCGCATCGATCAGCGCTTCGCGGGCGAAGTAAAACGTTGCACCGATCTGACGCGACTTGAGGATGATGCGGGTGCGCTCGTTGCTGGCGCGGTACCAATCGCGCTGATAGTCGAAGCAGCCGTCGACGAACGCCGTGGTCAGCTGCTCGATCTGTTCCTCGGTGAAGTCGTTGCGCTTGGGCTTCTTCTTCGGCGCGGCGTTGCGATTGGCGACAGCTGGATTCAGGTCGGCTTCGTTGCCGCCACCCTGGTAGCGCTGGATGCGCGCCTGGCGCTCCAGCTGCCGGTGCAGCAGATCAATTTCCTTGAAGTCGCCGCCGGACTTTTCCGGCTTCATGATCAGCACGACCAAGCGCGCTTCCAGTGCACCACCGATGCGCTCAACGTTGTCTGCGCGATCCCACTCGTCACGCGACTTCCAGCTGTGTACAGTCTTCTCGTTCTCGCCGATGGCCTGCGCAATTTCGGTCACGCGCCATCCCATCCAGTACAGGAACTTGGCCTGTCTGCGGGTGTCCATCGGGAGCTGGGTGGCAACGCTTTGCATGCCGACCAGGGTGCAGCCCACCTCTTAATCACGACAGTTCAACGACGCGTAATCGCCTGATTTACACGGTGATTTCGTTGCTGCGTTGTGCGTCGCGTTTGACCATGGGTCATCGCAAACGCATCCAGCGCAGAGGACACCCATGTCGGCCAAAGCCAAGAAGTTTCGTTCCAACTGGTTCCGCGTGGCCGTCGAAGGCGCCACCACCGATGGCCGCACGATTCAGCGCAGCTGGATCGACGACATGGCCGCCACCTACAACCGCGAGACCTACAACGCCCGCATCTGGATCGAGCACATGCGCAGCCTGCTGCCGGACTCGCCGTTCCGTGCGTATGGCGATGTCACCGCCGTCAAGGCGGAAGAGGTGGAGATCGACGGCGCCAAGCGCCTGGCGCTGTTCGCACAGATCGAGCCGACCGCCGACCTGATCACCATCAACAAATCCAAGCAGAAGCTCTACACCAGCATCGAGGTGCAGGAGAAGTTCGCCAACACCGGCAAGGCGTATCTGGTCGGCCTGGCCGTCACCGATTCGCCGGCCAGCCTGGGCACCTCCATGCTGAGCTTCGCAAGCCAGCATCCAGACGCGAATCCGCTGGCCGATCGCAAGCAGTCACCGGGCAACCTGTTCACCGTCGCCGAGGAAACGGCGCTGGAATTCAGCGAAGTCAGCGAAGGCCCGGTCGCCAATCTGCTCAGCCGGATCCGCACCGCGCTCAAGAGCGAGGACGCCACCAGCATCACCGCCGAACAGTTCGCCGACCTCGGCCAGGGCGTCGAAGAGATCGCCGAGCACGTGCGCGGCCAGGACGAACGCTTCAACCGCCTGCAGGCCGAGCACACCGCGCAGCAGACCAAACACGAACAGCTGGCGAACGACCTGGCGCAGTTGCGCGAGTCGCTGTCGCAGCAGCCGGATCCGGCACAGCCCGCACGCCCGGTGGTCACCGGCAGCGGCACGGCCGTGCTGACCGACTGCTGATCCCACACCACACACACGCCGCCAGCGCCCCACCTTCGGAGCCACCATGCAAAACGCCACCCGCCTGCAGTTCAACCAGTTCGCCGAGCAGATCGCCAAGCTCAACGGCATCACCTCCGCTTTCCATTCCTTCGCTGTCGATCCGACCGTGCAGCAGAAGCTGGAAACGCGCATGCAGGAATCGAGCGAATTCCTGTCCAAGGTCAACATCATCCCAGTGGACGAATTGTCCGGCCAGAAGGTGGGCATCGGCGTCACCGGCAGCATCGCCAGTCGCACCGATACCGGCGCCGGCAAGACCCGCACCCCGCGCAACGTGGCCGCGCTCGACAAGAACGAGTACCTCGCCAAGAAGACCGACTTCGACACCGCGATTCCGTATGCGTTGCTCGATACCTGGGCCAAGTTCCCCGACTTCCAGGCGCGCCTGCGCGATGCCATCGTCAAGCGTCAGGCGCTGGACCGTCTGCAGATCGGCTTCAACGGCACGCACGCTGCTGCCGACACCGATCGCGCCGCCTTCCCGCTGCTGGAAGACGTCAATATCGGTTGGCTGCAGCAGTACCGCACCAACGCCGCACAGCGCGTGCTGGCGAGCGGCAAGACTGCCGGCAAGGTCGTTATCGGCGGTGCCGGTGCCGACTACGGCAACCTCGACGCATTGGTGTATGACGTCGTGAGCAACCTGCTGGACCCATGGCACCGCAAGGATCCGAGCCTGGTCGTGGTGCTGGGCCGCGACCTGATGCACGACAAGTATTTCCCGATGGTCAACAAGGACCAGGCGGCCAGCGAGAAGATCGCCACCGACCTGATCTTGAGCCAGCGCCGTGTCGGCGGCCTGCAGGTGGCCGAGGTGCCGTACCTGCCGGACGGCGCGTTGATGGTCACCTCGCTGGCGAACCTGTCGATCTACTACCAGACCGGCGGCCGTCGCCGTTACATCCAGGAAGTGCCCGCACGCGATCGCATCGAGAACTACGAGTCCTCCAACGATGCCTACGTGGTCGAAGACTACGGCCTGGGCTGCGTGGTCGAGCACATCGAGATTGAGGCCTAAACCATGGCCGACAGTCCCGCCAAGCGTCACCACAGCCGCGTGCTCGCCGAGCTGGAGGCCGCCCAGCGCGCACCGCACCAGCTGATGGCCGGTGCGACCGCCTACGAACAGCACATGGCTCAGCTGCAGAGCGATCGCCTGCGGCTCAAACAAATCCAGTCCACTCAAGGCAAGGCGGCGCTCAAGGTGCAGCTGCTGCCGACCTACGTGCCGTATCTGGCCGGCGTGCTGGCCGGCGGCCAGGGCGCGCAGGACGAGATCGTTATGACGTGCATGGTGTGGCGCATTGATGCCGGCGACTATGCCGGCGCGCTGGAGCTGGGCGCCTATGTGCTCAAGCACGGCCTGCAGATGCCCGACCGCTTCTCCCGCACGGTGGGCTGCGTGCTGGCCGAGGAAATTGCCGAGGCAGCGTTGTCGGCGCAGAAGACCGGCCAGCAGTTCGATGCGGCCGTGCTTGCCGACACGGCCACGCTGACCGCCGAGCAGGACATGCCCGACGAGGTGCGCGCCAAGTTGCACTTGGCACTGGCCCGCGCATCGCTGGCGGGCATCACCGATGAGACGCCTGCCGACCAGGCGCAACCCATCGCCGCCGCCGCTGTCGCCGACCTGCAGCGCGCCATCGCACTGCACGGCAGCTGCGGCGGCAAGAAGGATCTGGAGCGCGCCGAGCGCCTCTTGAAAAAGTTCAGCGTTGAGCCTGCGGGCACCAACGCATAACCGAGCGTCCCCGCAACCCTCGCCGGCTCGGGGCTGATCCACAGCACTCCATCGCTGCGGTGACGCCCCGACCACCGGCGATCTATTCCGAGCCATCCATGAGCGGATTCACTGCCACCGGCACCACCAGCGCCGCGCCCGATGCGATCGCCAATTCACCGTTTTGGCCGGCGATCGCACCGGCCACTGTGCGGGCGAGCATGCGCCTGGATGGCACCGTCACCGATGCGCGACTGCGCCACGCCATCGTCGCCGCAATGCTGGCGGTGAACGATGAACTGCAGACCTGGGGCAGACACAGCAGGCTGCCGGCTGGGCTGCGTTGGCCGATGTACCAAGCACCACCGTCGACGGTCTCTCGCGCCGCGTGCAGCTGTACCTGCGCGCGGTGGCATGTGCGACCGCGGTCGAGATTGCAGAGCGCTATCGCAGCTTCGACGCCACCGACAGCGCCAACCAGCGCGCCGACGACTTGTCACCCAGCATCACCGAGCTGCGCCGCGACCAACGGTGGGCCGTGCGCGATCTGCAGAACCTGCCGCGCAGCACGGTGGAGCTCATCTGATGCGCGTGCACGCCATGCAAGGCGACACCGTCGACCTGCTGTGCTGGCGCCACCTGGGCAGCACGACCGGTCTGGTCGAGCGCACCTATCTCCTCAATCCCGGCCTGGCCGAACTGGGCGCCGTGCTGCCGCATGGCACGCCGGTGGAGTTGCCCGAGGTAACCACCACCACACCGGCAATGACGCCGCTTGTGCAGCTATGGGACTGATCTGATGACCGAACCCACCTCCGTATCGAGCGGCTTTTTGATCGCCACCGGTGTGGGCCTTGCCTCCGTGCTGCCTGGCATCGACGGCGACGCGCTGATCGGCGCCTTCGCCGGCGGCGCGTTGTTCGTGGTGTCCGCCGCCAAGCAACCGCTGTTGGCGCGATTGATCTATTTCCCGGTGAGCGTGATCGCCGGCTACCAGCTGGCACCGGAGCTGCTGCGCTGGTTGCCGATCAAGTCCAGCGGCGTGGCCGCTTTTGCGAGTGCGGCGTGCGCGATCACCGTCACGCTGGGCCTGATCGAAAAGAGCAAGTCCTTCGACTTTTCCTTCCTACGTCGTGGAGGTCCGCCCAGTGCATAGCCTGGTCACCGTCCTGACGTTGATGGCCTCGCTCGCCATCTGCGTCCGCCTGCTTACCTACCACCGCCCGGCCGATGCGCGCCATCGACGCGGCGCGGGCTGGTGCGCGTGGCTGCTGATCGCCAGCACCGGCGGCCAGGCGCTGCACATCCTGCTGGTCGGCGCCGGCTCGCAAGTCAGTCTCTGGCACCTGGGCACGTTGATCGTGCTGGCAGTGCTCACCTACCGCGCCCAGGGCAATGTGGCGCGCATCCTGAAGGTCGATTGATGTTCACCGATACCCAGCTTGCCTCGATCATGCAGTGCTCACCGCAACGCGCACAGCGCTGGCATGGCCCACTGCTTGCCGCCGCCAACCGCTTTGGCATCACCACCAAGCGCCGCGCCGCGCATTGGCTCGGCCAGGTCGGCCACGAAAGCCTGAGCCTGTCGCGCATGGAAGAAGGGCTGACCTACACCACCAGCGCACGTCTGCTGGAAGTGTTCGGCGCACGCATCACGCCCGCACAAGCGCCCAAGTTCCTGCGCAATCCGGTGGGCCTTGCCAACTTCGTCTACGCCAACCGCCTGGGCAACGGCAACGAGGCCAGCGGCGATGGCTATCGCCACCGAGGCCGTGGCCCGATGCAGCACACCTTCCGGGGCAACTACCGCCGCATCGGTGTGCTGATCGGCCTGCCGGTGGAAGAGCAGCCGGATCTGCTGCTGCAGATCGAGCCGAGCGCACTGGGCGCGGCGGCGTACTGGCATGACAACGGCCTCAACCTGCTGGCCGATGCGGGCGATGTGCTTTGCCTGGGGCGCAAGATCAACCTGGGCAACGTACGCGCCAAGCGCTTGCCCGAAGGCCACAGCGATCGCGTCACGCGCACGCAGCGCGCCCTGCAGATCCTGGGTGTCGGCTGATGGTCACGCGCCTGATCATCCTGCTGGCGCTGATTGCAGTGCTCGTCGGTGGCTGCGTGTGGCAGGAGCGGCGCGTCAGCACTGCGCAGAAAGACCGCGATGCCGCGCTGCAGGCCAAGCGCCAGGCAGAGGCGGAACGCGACAGCGCTAAAGGCTCCACCACTGTCGTGACGCAGTACGTCGACCGCGTGCAGATTGTGCGCGAGGCCGGCGCCACCATCACCCGTGAGGTCCCGATCTATGTCACCCAGAAAGCAGACGCTGCTTGCGCTATCCCTGCTGGCTTTGTGCGGCTGCACGACGCCGCCGCCACGGGCAACCCTGCCGGGCCGCCCGCCGGAGATCCTGATGCGCCGGCCGCCGGCATTACGCTCTCTGGCATTGCCGACATCGTCGCCGACAACTACACCAGCTGCCACGCTACCGCCGCGCAGCTGAGCGCTCTGCAGGACTGGATCGACCTGCATGCACCAGAGCCGGCGCCATGATCAAGCCCGCCAGCCTGCGCGCGCATCTGGTCGCGGCATTGCCGGACCTGGCACGCGATGCCGACCGGCTGCTGGTGTTTATCGATGCCGGCAGCCTAGTCAGCACGTTCCAGCCGGGGCTGTCGTTCGAGTACCAGTACACCCTCAACCTGATCGTGACCGACTACGCCGGCCACCCCGACAGCGTGATGCTGCCGCTGCTGGAATGGGTGCAGGTCAATCAGTCCGAGCTGCTGTCCAACCCCGCACGCCGTGGCGACATCGCCTTCGAGGCCGACATCCTCGGCAACGATGCGGTGGATCTGTCGATCAAGTTGCCGCTAACCGAACGCGTCGTGGTGACCGCGAAGGACGGCGGCGGCTACAACATCACCCATGCACCCGAGCCGGCGATCGATCCCACATGGATGAGCTGACAGCGCTGGAGACCTGGGCCGCACCGCTGCTGGCACGCCTGCAGGAGGGCGAGCGGCGCAAGCTGGCACGCAAGGTCGGCACCGCGTTGCGACGCTCGCAGAGCCAGCGCATCGGCAAGCAACAGGCACCCGAAGGCACACCGTATGCGCCGCGCAAGGGACAACTGCGGGACAAGGCGGGCAGAGTCAAGCGCAAGAAGATGTTCGCCAAGCTGCGGCAGGCCAAGTACTTCAAGATCAGCGCCAGCCCTAACCAGGTGAGCGTGGGATTCGTGGGGCGCGTATCGCGCATCGCGCGTGTGCACCAAGAGGGGCTGACCGAACAGGTGCGGCCTGGCGGACCACGAGCGCGATACAACAGGCGCGTGCTATTGGGACTCACTGAGCAAGACCGGCACCTCATCCGCGACCAACTCTTGAGTCACTTAGGCTAGACCGGGATTGTCGAGACGCTATGAGAACGTTCCCCCTGTTAGATGCGCCTGTTGAGGGCGCTTCAGCAAAATGCTGCGGTGGGATCGCAGTCGCACATAACATCGACGGCCCATTTTTTAAAAATAGATTTTGAGTGATTTTTATTTATATTTGAATATATTAAATATTTGCCCAGGGCGCTGTTCTTGCTTGGACCAACAACGAATATCGGTTGAATGCAATTTTCATAGTTACATCCCTCCCGCCAACCGTACACCTGCCATTGGGGCAACGGCCAACAACGATTACGTCAATTGTACTGGCAGTGCAGGAATGCTTAACTGGCGTAGAAATGCAGCGCATGCGATAGCGCCTCCCACAAGAAGCACCGTTATCCCACAGACCATCCGAAACCGTCACTACCTGGTAGTTTCGCCCGCTGACTTGATCTTCCGGTACATTGCAACCCTGGACAAGGTCTGCGGGACGACGAGCGTTATTTCCATAAAAACTAATTGTACCGATGTCTGCAAATGCGGCCGAAGAAAAGAGCAAACCGATTGCTGCGACACTAAAGCCTAGTAAAATTTTATGTTTCATGACTATTCCCATGTGGACGTAAAGGCTCTCAGGTCGCGCAACTCAGCTGCATCAAATATGCGAAAATTTGTTGCTGTTTGCGATTTTTTTTTTGGGGGGGGGAACCATCATTTTTTTGTAGAACGAGAGCCAACAATTCGCTGCCTGCAGATTTTCCGAGGTGGCACGAGATCATTGCGTACCGTTCGACGCAATCATCTAATGGCCTCCTTCACTGCTGTAGACCTGTCCAAACTCGAAGCTCCCGACCTTATAGAGGCGCTGGACTTCGAGACGATTTTCGCTGAGGCGCTAGCCCAGTTTCGCCGGCTGATGCCCGAGTTTTCCGCGCTCACCGAAGCAGACCCGGTCTACAAACTCCTGCAGCTGTTCGCAGCCCGCGAGCTGCTGATCCGCCAGCGCGCCAACGACAAGGCGCAGCAGACCATGCTGGCCTTCGCCACCGGTACCAACCTCGATCACCTGGGCGCGCTATTCGGTGTCGCGCGCCTGGTGCTCGATCCGGGACAGCCGGAGACCGGCATTGCACCGACCTATGAGTCGGACGTGGACTTCCGCCGCCGCATCCAGCTGGCGCCAGAGGGCTTCAGTGTTGCCGGCCCCGAGGGCGCGTACATCTATCACGCGCTCAGCGCGGCGGCCGATGTCATGGACGCCAGCGCCACCAGCCCCGCACCTGGGCAAGTGCTGGTCACCGTGCAATCGCGCAAAGGCGACGGCACCGCGCCGCAGGAACTGCTCGACGAAGTGGCCGCCGTCCTCACCGATGCCGACGTGCGACCGTTGACCGACGAGGTAGCGGTCCAGAGCGCCGAGATCGTCCTGTACGCCATCCGTGGGCGCGTCTACACCTACGCCGGCCCCGACTCGGCGGTGGTCATGCGCGAGGCGATGCGCAGCCTGCTGGCCTATCTTGCAGAGGCCCACCGCATCGGCCGCGACGTGCCCGAGTCCGCCATCAAGGCCAAGTTGTTTGTCGATGGCGTGCAGCGTGTTGAGCTGGACTCGCCTGCCGCTGACATTCGGATCAGCCGCACGCAGGCTGCGTACTGCACCGCGATCGACATCGTGCACGCCGGCATCGATGAGTAACTCACCGCTGCCGCCCAACACCACACCGATGGAGCGCGCCCTGGCGGCGGTCACCGCTCGCCTGGAAGCGATCCCGCTGCCGTACCCGGATCTGTGGAATCCAGACACGTGCCCGGCTGGCCATCTGCCGTGGCTGGCGTGGACGCTGTCGGTCGACGACTGGAAGGCCGACTGGAGCGATGCGGTCAAGCGCTCGCGCCTGCGCAGCGCTATGGCAATCCAGCGCCGCAAGGGCACCGCCAACAGTGTCCGCATGGTGGTCGAGTCGTTCGGCGGCGCGGTGGCCATCCGCGAGTGGTGGCAGACCGACCCGCGCGGCGCGCCACACACTTTCGAGCTCACGCTCACGTTGACCGGCACCGATGGTCAGACCGCAACGTCTCGCTTCGTCAATGAGGTTATCGCCGAGGTCGAGCGCACCAAGCCCGTCCGTTCCCACTTCACCTTCACCCAGGGATTCCAAGCAGAGGCCCGCATCGGCGTACTCGCCGTCGCGCGGCCAGCCGTCTACCGGCGCCTGCTCATGGATGCCCAGTAACTGGACCCCGACATGCCCGGTCTCAAGCTCCAAGTCACCACCGCCGGCCGCGCCGCGCTGGTCAATGCACCCAACACCGGTACCAATCCGGTGCTGATCAGCCATGTTGGCATCGCGAACGCGTCGTTTAGCGCCTCTGCTGCGTTGACCGCGCTGCCAAGTGAGATCAAGCGGCTAGCCGCCGTGGGCGGGACCGTCACCGCCGATGACACGATCCACGTGTCCATTCGTGATGAGTCCGACGCCGTCTATGACTGCTACGGGTTCGGGCTTTACCTGTCCAACGGCACACTGTTCGCCGTCTATAGCCAGCCGACGCTTCTACTGGGTAAGGCGGCCGCAGCCATGATGCTGCTCGCTCTCGATGCGGTGTTTGCTGACATCGACGTACAGCAAATCACATTCGGCGGCACCAACTTCACCGATCCGGCCGCCACGACTGACGTGGCCGGGATCGTCGAGCTAGCGACTGAAGAAGAAGCCTCTGCAGGCAACGACAAGATCCGCGTCATCACCACGTGGTTGTTGAAGAGGATCTTGGATGCCCGCCTGGGAGCCGATGCGCCGTCGGCTTTCATGCGTGGACTGCTGGGCATTACCAGCGCCGCCTTGCTGCGTACCGCCCTGGAACTGAAGGGAGCTGCCCTCAAGGATGAAGGGGCCGGCAACAACTTGGATGCCGACAAGCTCGACGGGCAGCATGGCGCCTACTACCGGGCGTGGGAAAACTTGACCGGCATCCCCGCCACCGCGAGCCAGTGGCCGTCGTGGGACCAGGTCGGCAACAAGCCGCAAACCTTCACTCCCGCCGAGCATTCGCACGCCAATTACGTGCTGAAGAGTGGCGACGCCATGACGGGGCAGCTCACGGTGCCGCGCTTGGGGATCAATATCAGCGGCGGCGCACAGGGTGCGTTTGACGCCCTCGTCTCAAGCGCCGGGCGCGTGCTCATGCGCGACTACGGCAACGGCACGCCAGTGTTGGATTTCGTCAACGCAGCGAACAACGCTTGGGTCGCCGGTCGCATCCGAACCGGTGGCAACGCGCTCTACCTCGAAACCACGCAGCTCGCCGTCACAGGTGCAGGCTCGTTCGGAGGGTCCGTGCACGCCGATAGCTTTGGCTCCGCATCGGGCTATTTCATCAGCAAGAGCAACGTCACTGTCCTCGGGGGTGAGGGTGGCACAAGTATCTATCTTCGACCCAACGGCGCTTTCAACGGCGCGGCAGAGGCCGTACTGAACACCGCAGGAAGCCTACTGCTGAGGCCAACCGTGAGCAGCCAGGCAACGGCGTCAACAGCTTTGCCCATCTGAGCTCGGGCAGCTTCGGTGGCGGCTTCGGACTGATCGACGGCGCCTACAACATCGGCTTTTGGAGCGAAAACGGTCACCTTCGTATCGGCATGGCGACCTACAACGGCGCATTGCAGCAGCGCATGGGGCTGACTACTTCTGGCGCGCTTTCAGCCGTTGGCGGGTTTGACTTCGGCTCTTCCCGCAAGCTGAAAAACATCATCGGCGCATTGCCCTACGGCTTGGCCGAGGTGGAACAGGTCACCACGCTGCTGGGGCGCTACAAGGAGCAGTACAACCCGGATGGCCGCGTGCGCCTATTTTTCGATGCAGAGCAGCTGCTGGAGGTGATGCCCGAGACAGTGGATGCACATGGCGTGAGCTTTCAGGGCGAACTGGTCCCGGCAGTGCACATTGACCAGCTGCTACCCGTCGCCTTCAACGCCATCAAGCAACTATCCACTGCCGTTCGACAGTTGCAGGCGGATCTCGCTGACCTACGCTCCAGTCACTGACCCAACAGGTAGATCCCATGCAGAGTAATTCTCGAATCCGCACACTTGCGCCAGGCGTTGACGTTGAGCGCATCGCCGTGGAGTCCCATTTCTTCTACGACCCGCTGACCGGCGTGGCAAACGTAGTCTTCCAGGGCATGGAGTTTCTGCTGCTGGATGGCGCTGTGAACAAGATGTTGGATGGCCGGGAGCCGCTCACCACAACCTCAGATGCCATCGCGACGCGCATGTTCGCCGCCGGCCTTGCGGATCCTGTAACCGGCCAGGATCTGTCAAATGTCAGCGCTGCAGGCGTCGTCGTCTACCTGAAGGCCGTCTATGACCGCCTGCACAACGAGGCTGCTGCCTCCCTGCCGCCGGTGATTGCCTAATATGGCAACGGGATTTCGCACGGGCGCAGGGCTCGACTTCGACGACATCTTTGACCTCTACGTGCAAGGCGAAATTGGCAGCGTGACGGGCTATCGTTCCAGTGATGGCAATGATCTGCATCGGCGGTATGCACCCTTGGCGTTTGGCAGCAGGGCGGCGGACGTCGGCTACCGTGACAATGCGGGCTCTGACCTCAGCAACCGTTGGGCGAGGAAGGGAAGCGCGGTCTATTCACTCTCCAACAACGGCGTCCGCTACTACGCGAGCAGCCAGGCACTCACGTCCGAAGGCGGTAGCCAGACGGCAAGCGTTTCGTTCTGGATTCGAGCGAATGGGACCTGGGCGATTGGCCTCTCTGGGAAAGCGGTGAGTGGTTCTCCAACTTCCGGCACGTGGTTACCCAACGGTCAACCGGCGAGCAACTATGCTGTGCAGCTAGATTTTGCCGTGTCCTGGCTGCGTGGCAATCGCAATGGGACATCGTCCAACTCGGCCGCGAGCTACTCACCGTTGACCGGCGACTATGGCTGCAGCGTCACATCCACAGCGCTATCGGGATCAGGCAACGAGTGCTATGGAGAAGGCAGGCTGACCATTCGTATCCGTAACAATGCCACTGGCTATGTCTCTCCCACTGCCATTTCGCTTGTCGCTGAAGCAGTAGGCTTCGCCTGACGCTTGGCCCAGCGCATACTGGCTTGCATAGAGCGGCGTGTACCTTCGCTCGATTGGATGCACCCGGCCGCGATCCGTGTAGCTACTCGTTCTACACATCAATTCGAGTGCGCCACAGCAAGCAGGCGCTGACCATGGCGGCATGGGCACCGCATCCTCCGCGCTGAGTAACACCATTCGCCTCGGCACCGTGGCCGAGGTGAGTCTCGCCCACGCGCGATGCCGCGTGCAGGTCGGCGAGATGCTCACCGACTATCTGCCCTGGGTGGTCACGCTGGCCGGCAGCACCATCATTTGGTCGGCGCCAGCGATCGGTGAACAAGTCGTGGTGCTGTCGCCGGCCGGCGACCTAGACACTCATGACCCTCGTTGCGCGTAGCGCCGTTCAAACTCTACAGGGGACAGGTCGCCAGTTGAACCATGACGGCGTTGTGGGTTGTAGAACATCTCGATGTAGTCGAACACCTCGGCGCGTGCGGCGTCCTTGGTGGGGTAGATCCGCCGCCTGATCCGCTCGCGTTTGAGCAGACCAAAGAAGCTCTCCACCGGTGCGTTGTGCCCCAAGGGCAGGCTTCGCGCTCGTGGCAGTTGCCACGCCGACTCATGCTGCACACCAAGCCATGGGACGCCAGGAAACTGCGCCAGTCATCGCTGGTGTAGACAGACCCCTGGTCCGAATGAACCAGGCAACCAGCGCTGGGGTTGCGCCGCCACACCGCCGACAGCAAGGCCTGCACGACCAACTCGGTATCGGCTCGATCGCGCATCGCCCAGCCGACGACCTGCCTGGAAAACAGATCGATCACCACAGCCAGGTACATCCAGCCTTCATGCGTACGGATGAAGGTGAAGTCGCTCGCCCAGGCCGTGTCCGGCTCGGTCACGTCGAACTGTCGATCCAGCAGGTTGGCTGCCGCCTTGCACGGCGTTCCGCCATGGAAGCGCGGCTTGCGGCCATAGCCCACCTGGGCACGCAGTCCCTCGGTGCGCATCAATCGATGCACCCGATGGCGACTGCAACGCTCACCCAGATCGCGTAGATCCTTGGCAATCTTGCGATGCCCATAGACACTGCCGCTGGCCAACCAGTGGTGCTTGATCAGCCCCAGCAGGCGTTCGTCTTCCTTGGCGCGTTCACTGTCGGGCGACTTTAGCCACGCGTAGTATCCAGCCCGGTTCACCCGCAAAACCCGGCACAT